GCCGCGTCCGGGACCGCGTGGGGGCGGGCGATGGCGGGGGAGCCGCCCTCGTTCAGGACGCCGTCGATCGAGGTCCCCATGACCTGCTGGAGCCGGCCGATCGTCGCGATGCCGAAGTTCCCGTTGCAGACGAGCTCGGACTGGCCGTCGCTCTTGTTCTTCTTCCCGGTGTAGGGGCTCGCCGACGTCGAGGATGGGGCGGAGGGGGCGGGTGCGGATGCGACGGCACCGCCGTTGATCATCCGGTCCCAGGCCGAGCGGTCACGCAGGCGGTTCAGGTCGAGCGTGCCCGAGTAGCCAGGCAGGCTGCCATCCTCCGTGTACTGGTGAATGAGCGGCTGACCCCAGTAGGAGACCGACGGCACCGCCGGGTCCGAGTAGGGGCGCCCGTAGTCGCTGTACTCCGGGCCGCCGGCGTACCAGAGCGGGTACTGGGAGGCTACCGCGGACCAGTCGTAGCCGCCCACGGCGCTGCCGTTCATGTAGATGCCAGGCGTGGAGCCCGTCAGCGACCGAACAGTGTCCAGGAACGCCTTCGCCCAGCCCGGCCCCAGCGGCACCGCGTTGTCCTCCCAGTCGAGCCAGAGCGTGGCCCTGCTGCGGAGAGCGCCGACGGCGGACACGAAGTACCTGGCCTGGGCAGCCGCGTCGCCTGGGCGGGCGAAGTGGTAGAACCCGAGCCGCTTCGAGGCGGCCAGCGTGGCGTTGGCCTGGGAGACCATGTACGGGTTGACGTAGTTGTCGTCCTCGGTCGCCTTCACGATCACGAAGTCGGCCCAGATGCCTGCCACGTTCAGGCCCGCCTGGTGGCTGGAGATGTCGATGCCGTGAGCGTGCTGAGGCGCGGCCGCCTGAGACGCCGGAGCGGCCGGCTTGGCCGGGGTAGGGGCCTTCCACTTGGCGAAGGCGGGCCACTGCTGGATGAACTTCGCCTCGTTGAACCGGTGGCAGCTGGTCCACGAGCCGCGCTGCGTGTGCGGGTGGCTGCTGTAGCGGACGGTGCGAGTCTCCTGGCCCGTGGTGTCACCCGCGTAGCCGTCGATTGAGCCGTCCTCAGCGATCCACGCCTCAGACACGAGGGGGTCACTGCCGCTCTCGACGGCTACCACGACGTGGCCGACGCCACCCTCGTTAGCGGCCGACAGGATGATGTCACCGACCTGGAAGCCGCCGTCGGGAGTCAGGTTCTCGTCGGCCCAGCTGACCTCGTTGAAGCCGTGCGACTCCATGCCCTGGCGCATGTTGCCGGTCCAGTAGTCGTTGATCTCCAGGAGGGCCGCATGTCCCCACGGAACCCCATAGGTGTGATGGATGCCGTAGGAGATGGCACCACACGCCAGGGACGAGCAGTCCGCGTTCTGAGGACTGGACACCCGGCCGTGCGCGTCGGCCGCGGCGTACCACGACCGGCGCTCGGGCTGGCTGTAGCCGACGTTCTCGCTGTCGCAGATGCGGCGAGCGATCTCGGCAGTTACGGATCCGACGGTCACTTGCTCTCCTTAGTGTTAGTTGCGGCGGCCAGCCCGGCCTCCAGGGCGGCCACCCGCTGTTCGGCGATAACGGCTCGGCGGGTGAGGGATGCGATCTCATAGGTGAGAGCGTCCACCACCGCGACAGCGTCAACCTGCGTTCCCTGAGCTTCCATTGATGTCTCCTTCGGTTTGGGCGTCCTTGGGGATGATCGGGTATCCCCACTCATCCACCGGGGTCTCCTCTGGCGGAGGGGCAGGCATGAGCGGCTCTACCCACACCGAGTCTAGTGTCCTGTCCTTAAGAACCACGTCGTCGGACTGGTAGTCCCAGTTGTCGATCTGACGCGCGCCCTTGACTAGGACAGACACCGACTCGCCCGGCCTGCCTGCAACGTCCACGGTCCACGGCTCGGCATCCGCGCCATACCCGCCGCGATTCAGTGTCGCAGTCGCAGACGAGGACGTGAGCACTACCCACGGCGCTACGGGGGAGGCAATCTTGGGCACATAGTCTGGCAGCACCCAGGTGGCCCGACCCTCAGAGTCAAGGGCCACGCTTTCCCAGTACTCGATGCCGTCATACGGGGACTCGGTACAGCAGTGCTGGAGCATCTTCTTGCGCTTCTGCCACTCGCCAGGGACGCGCATGACGAACGTCTTACCACCTGCTGCGTGCATGCCGTTATCGTCCACGTAAACCTGGCAGGTCTGCTTCCACCCCATGACCGTGGCCGAGTTGTGGACCCAGAACCCTCTCCAGGTGTTTCCGACAACCTTGAGGTGAAGACCGTCAGCCCGCACCTCGAAGGGGATGTTTCCGTTCATGCCGATCGATGACGAGAAGTTGTTGACCGAGATCGACGCCTTGCCCGCGGACCCGGCAGAGAATCCGGAATTGGACGCACTCATGCTCCAGGTGACGGTCTTTCCGCCATACACCTGGAGCCCGGTAGTGGACAGGCGCATGTTCGGGGTGCCGTTATCCGCGTTGGACGGGGCCTGGAAGTACAGGATGCCTCCGCGGTTGGTGGGGTCCTCCTTGAACGTCACCAGGGCGGAGTACTTGTAGGGGGAGGAGAGCCTGTTCATCTCCAGGCCGACTCCCCAGCGGTCGCCCCGCTGGCCCACATCGTTACCAGATAGTTGCTCGACGATGTCCACGAATCGGGCCTTCGACCAGGAGTCGGAGATGCCGACGTCCCCGTCAACGTACACGCCGCCTGTGGCGGCATTGACGGAGAACGCCACCTTGCCGTTGGACCTGTAGGCGCGGATCCCCCAAGGGTCGACCTTGATGCCGTCGTTGTTACGCTTGGACGTCTGGATCGTGGCCCCAGTGATGACCTGCCCGTCGATCGCGCCACCCTGAATGTTGGAGGCGTTCACGGAGTTGGCCGCGAGCATGCCCGCCTTGATCTGCTCGAACTCGCCCTGACCAGCCGTGACGATCTCCGTCCACACGTGGTGAGCGGTGGCGTTCACGAAGGAGGCGTTTCCGGTGACCGTGAGCTGGTCGGTCGTTATCTCCAGGAACCGCCCGACGTCGGAGGCGATCTTCCGGGCGGCGATCTCGGGGATGTTGGCCGATCCCGCCGTCAGCCTGCCGACGTCGAGGTTACTGATCTGCTCGCTCGTGACCCTCATGCGCTCCCAGTGCGCCCCGTCCCAGCGCCACTCCGCCACGATGTTCAGGGTCTGAGCGTCCTGGACGCGGCAGGTGTCGCCGACGGCGGCTCCTCCGAAAGGCGGTACGGTCTCGGAGGTCCCGCGGATGTAGAAGACCTCCCCGAAGGACGTCTTGACGCGACGCACCGCGGACTCCATCGTGGCGGCTGTGAGCCTGGAGACCACCTTGGAGTAGTCGTCACCGGCCTCCTCCCAGCGCCACCCCTTCGGGGAGTAGACGATCGTAGAGCCCGGAGCGTCCCGCGTGTTCGACGGGGACGAGTGGCCTGGCGTGGCGAACGCCGGGACGGTTACGTACTGACCGCCTCGCGCCTCCGCGGGGGAGAGGAACGGCTTAGTAGGTCCGGGCATCAGGCCACCTTGATGATGTAGGGCAGGCCGATGTATGGGCTGCGGATGTCGACGGGCTGGGACCCTCCGACGGATGTCGCGATCGGGCTACGCCCGCCGGCGTTGTTACCGGTGGAGGTCAGGTAGGTGTAGCCGCTGGTTCCGACGCCGATGTCCTGGCCCGAGGTGCGGGACTGGAAGCGGCGGGCCTGGTCCTCAACCTCACCGATCTGGTGAGTGTGTGCGGGCATCTGGTTGATGGACAGAGTAACGGTGGCGTTACCGCCCTTGTCGCCGATGCTGTACTTCGTACCCGAGCCGACCGCTGAGCGCTCCCGGATGTCCGGCAGACGGAAGTTGCTGGAGCTGGTGAACCCGTGAGTGGTCCCGATGACGGCGAAGAGCTTCGCGTAGGCGTTACGGTCCAGGAGGCGCCCATCGCACCTCAGCCAGCCCTCCGGGTCCCTCTCGGCTCCGAACATGGCGATCGTCCCGACAGGGATCGCCTTGTCCAACGCAGTGCGGATGCCATTAGCGATGTCCTGAACCTGCTTCAGGATCTCGGCAGGCTGGCCGGCCACCTTGGTCTCAAGGTTCGTGACGCCCTGAGTGGCGGCGCTGATACCGTCCTCGATGTGGATGAGGTCGGCGGCGGTGATCCGGGTCTCATTCGCGCCGAACCCGTCCCTCCACTGCTTAGCGGCGGCGTATGGCTGCATTACCTGTCTCCTTCAGCTCTGAGGACGAAGATCCGTCCATCGGGTGCGATCCACATGCTGGAACCTATTGTCCCAGAATCCGGCGGGACGGGACCGGACGATACGAGGTTGGTGGCCACCTGGGTCATGGCCTCGGTGAGGTGCTTCATCTCCTTGAGCGTTCCCTCGCGGGCCGCCTGCTGCATGGCGTCGCTGCCCTTGAGCCTGTCCTCGACCTGCTTCGCGATGGCGTCGGCGTCGATGTTCTGCTTCAGCGTGATGGTGGAGGGCTTGCCCCAGGCTGACCGGTTCCCGGCGCGGTCGTAGGTGCGCATGCGCACCTCGTACTCGCGCATCTCCAGCCCGGCCAGGGAGATCCGCTGCACCGGGGTGGGCATCGTGCTGAACACGCCGGGCGCCACGCCGGGGAGCTGCACGCTCACCTCCGCTCCCGCGAAGTCGGCCGGCATGCCCTCCCCGTTCTCACCGATCATCAGCCAGCCCACGTTGAGCACACCGAGAGTCTGCGACAGGCGCGGTGGCGGCGGCACGGGCGGTG